ATCAAATCCTGGTTGAGCTGTACCATATTTAAAGTCTAGGTAAAATACAAGACCTGATGGCAAATTCATTGGTTGAACTGAAACGAATTCTTTTGCAGCAAATTCAGCAAAGATACGACGTACCAATGGAAGTGCTACACCTGCCCATTCTTCTGAACCTGCAGCTACACCAGTTTGTGATGCTTCTTTTACTAATTGACGTGCTTGGTTTTCAAGCAATTGTGCCATTCCGGCTTTTTCGGTCTCACCACGAAGACCTTCTAATAGACCTGTTCTTTCCCACTTTGCAGCTAAAGTTTTTGCATTGTTTCTTTGAACAAAGTCGTTAGTTTGAAGTAAGTTTGAAATACTCATTTTTTTCCTTTGTTTTTTTTTTGTTTTTTAATTTTACAATAATCCTGCTAATTTTTTCCATCTGTTAGCTAATTCAAAGCCTTCAGATAAAACTTGCGTTGTTTCTACACTTGGAGCAGTAGTTGTAACAGGCCTTGAAGCTGCAGCATAAGATTCTTTAACTACGCGTTTCTTCATTTTAGGCTTTTTAAAACTTTCTGCCAATGTAGTAAATACTAATTTTGTTTCTCTTGTATTGCCAGCTCTATCAAAATTTTCAATTACTTTCATTTTTTGAGCTTCTGTCAATTCAAAATTACGGAACAATTTGTTTGTGTAAAGAAGTTTAGCATTAAGCAAATTTACTTCATTGATAACAGTTTGAAGATGTTTAACTGTGCGATAAGCTTCTTTAAGTTCTTCTTCTTTTGCATCCAATTCCATTTCCATTGCTTCCATCATTTCTTCTTCTTCTGACATTGGAGTTGTAGGTTCTGTAGCCATCATTTCTTCTTCTTCTGCCTCACGGAGAATTGATTCAATAATTTCTTCAATGTTTTCATCACCCTCTTCCATGTTCATTGCCATTAGATCTTCTGCATCTTCTTCATACATGTAATCTTCACCTAACTCTGATGTTTCAGCAGTATCACGTCCCATCATTGGATCTTCTAAATCTTCTTCTAATTCGCGAATGATAGATTCTAAATTTAGATCCTCTGGATTTTCCATGTCCATGCCTTCATTGTACTCAGCTGTCATCTCTTCATCTGATATTGGCGCTTCATCAGAAACAGGCATTTCTCCTGCCTCATCTTCTGTTCCAGCCATTCCAACTTGAAATGAATAATCATTACCGCCAACAGATGCTGCTAATGTGTCATCTGTCCAAGTAAAATCATCACCCATATCTCCTTCTGCTCCCGCAGCCGCTCCTGCGTCAATACTAGCATCCATTTCGTCACCTTCTTCGCCTTCAATTTCATTTGTTAGTTTGTTTGCTAACATTTCTTTGATTCGTGGAGTAAATGCTTCCTGTAATGCAATTTTTGCGTTAGCTAATGCAGTTTCTTTAACTGTTTTAGCGTCAGCAATCGCTTGTTTTAACAAGTCCGATTTTGCCATTTTTTTCTCCTAAATTTGTTTTTTGGAAATAAGATTATTTGTAATCTTAATAGAAATTAACTTTTAAATATATAAACGCTATATAAAGAATGAATAGCGTATTCTACAATAAATATAGACACGTTTTAAAAAACAGTAAAAAAGTCCTAACTTTTTGCTAGGACTTAAAAATTTTTCTTAAATTTTATTAAAATTTGTTTTGCAAGTCTTGCATGTGCTGACGATATTTAGCTTTTGCTATATCATCTCTGCGTTTAACACTTGGTTTAGTAAATGTTCGATTTTCTTTAACGTATTCTAATACTCCCGAATCTTTTACTTTTCGTTTCCATGTACGTAATGCAAATCCTAAATCTTGATTTACTACATTAACTGCCGTTGCATTACCAGGTACGATAGTTTGATGTTGTTTTTGTTTTTTATTCATATAACTTTATTTTTTAACTTGTTGTCTAACATTGAATCTAAAATGTTTTAACTCAGGTTTTTGTGCTAAATACCCTTGAAGCTTTTGTGATTCTAATGCAGGATCTTGTCCTAATCGAAAATAAAAATATCCAATTTTTCCCGTTGGCGATAATACTTTTTTGATTACGGTAAATCCTTTTCGTTCTGCCCATTCTTGAATTTCTTGAGCAACTGACTGTGCTGTTGCTGGATCGCGAAGTACATATTCTACACCACCTCGATAATCAGTTAAGTTATTAACCAATTGTGCTTCATCTATTTCTCCTTCTACCCTAACTTGTACGCCGTTTTTAATTGCACCTTGAACATTTGGATCATTTAGTTTGTCTGGAGATACTGATACAGGTGATGTAGCTTCTTCTTTCAATCCGAAAAAATCTCGATACATTTTTTTTATTTTGCTCATCATGCACCTTTATTATAATAAATTTTTTTATACTATCCAATTAATTTACATCAAAATATCGATTTAATCCTTGTCCGATATTTTCATACGCCATACTTAATCGTTCTTGTAAACGAGCCATTTCTGCCGCTGTTTCTTCAAACATTTTATAATCTTCTTCTAATCGTTTAAAACTTTTCTTATGTGCCAATTCATTAAACCAATCAGCATCTTCAGTAACAATTTTTTGTGCGGTTTCTACAATATTTCGAACTCGTTCTGTTAATTGAGGTAAATCTGCTTTACCATATACTGAATCGCTCATTGCAGAAAAATTTGCTACAGCTTCTTTAAATGCCTGTTTTTCTTCTTTACTAAGTGGTTGTTGATGCTCGCCGTTAATTGTTTCAATTAAGTATTTTAAAGTAAGTCGTCTCATTGTTATATCCTACATTTGCCATCTTCACATAAAATTGATGTAATGATGTTGTTTACGTTTGTGTATTTATTTGTTTTTATATTGTTATTAACTGATTCATTCATGTGCGTAGGACGCATAAAAGCCCCATGCGTTGATGGATTAGATACGAAGTCCCAACATATCAATTCAAAATCTTCTTGAACTTCTACCGTTCCCTCATTCCGTAATTCTTTTACGGAACCTAAACCTCGCGATGAAATTCCTAATGTAATTCCTGCTCTAAACAATTCTTTAAGAATCTTACCAGATGGCGTATCTAATATTTGTACGGCACCATGCAAATCATCGCCATTCCACCATATTTTTAAAACATTGTGAGAAACGTTGTTTAAATTTACGACCGAAGACTCTGGATGATCTAATTCACCTAAAGCTCTGTGTTGTTCAATATATTCCATTTGATACCGTTGGCATTCTCTTTCTAGAATAGGTTTTGGATAAACTCGACCATTTTGATTTTTAGCTCCTGCTCGTTGCAAAACTCCTTGTACAACAAAACCACCAGGTATTCCATATGCTGCGCCACTTGATTCAGTTAATGAACCAACGGGCTTAAATGGCATATATTCTACAATTAGTTGTTTTGACATTTTATTCTCCTAATGCTCTTACTCGCTCTGATATTTTAATTAATCTTTCTGATATTTTATTTAATGCAGTTTCTACCGATGAACCATATCCATTTCTAGCAATTCCAGATTCGGTTTTTAATTTACTTGCATAATTTACCGTTTGCTCTATTTCTTGAAGTTTTTTTGCAACTTCTTTGATAGTATGTTTTATTTTTTGTTCTGGTGTTGTTTTTTTGTCACCAGTTGCATATGCTCGATATGATTCAATTAATTTTTCATATTTTGCATCCATTTTTTCAGCTACCGATGTTTTTGCAACGTTTTTAGTTTTATCTTTTCGTTTAGATAGTCCCGGCGTATTTGTTAGATCCATAGATGGATATTTGTAATTTCTATGTTGCCAAATTTTTTCATCTTCAGCAAATGGAAATTTATCAGTATATTCTTCTTCTTCATCTTCCGGGGCTTGATATACACCCATTTTCCAATTAGGAGGAGTATTTACTGATTCATATGTTTTTGATTTATTTCGCCATTTTCCTGGTTTAGCAAATGCTGCTGGAATATTATAACCAGCAACGCCACCTGTTGCAGACATTTCATCTAATTCTTCTTCGTCTTGAAGTATTGATTTTTTTCGCACTTTTCGTCTATGATGCAAATATTCATCAGATGAATCAGTATCGCCATCATTGTCAATATCATCATCTTCTCGATCAACTGGATCTAATGATTCTTCAATTTCGATAAACTTCAATTCAATTTCTTTCAATAACGATTTCATTGATGTACTCCTTTTAGTTCCGTAATCAAATCAAAGTAACGTAACAACGAAAGAATATGAGATTCTTTAATTGTTTTCATATTTTCTACGTTACATAACATTTCTGAAAGTTTTTGTACTTTAATTTTTGTAACTTGATCTGTAATTAATTTAGATTGAGTATTCAATTGTTTTTTTATTTCTGGAATAATTGTTTGAACATATTGTTTAAGTGCCGTAGTATCATTAACATTTGTTATATATTTGTTTAACAATTGTTTTTGTGATTCATTTAAACCAGAATATTTTTCGTTGAATTTATCTATTAATAGTTTATATGTTAATAAACGAACATCTTTTGGCTGTGATTGAAATGCTTCAATTAATGGATCTTTAACAACATGTTGTTTTTTATATATTAATCCATTATCAATAATAGCAGTTTTATATTCTAAAATCTGTTTTGGATTGTCAGTTTCTTGATGTTCAAATAGCATATAAATTGATGCTAATGTTTTATAATTACCAATATGTATTTTTGCTAAATCTTCAAAAATAAATTTTTTTGAAATTTCTTTTACTAAATTATATTTTTGTCGTTTTAAAACGGAATGATTTAATTTGCGATGACTTTCCGTAATCATTCGGATATAATCTAATGCTTGTGCATCTGATTTAAATTGTTGTTCTTTTATTAAAGCGTTGTACAATTGTAATTCTTTTGATAATTCCGTATTTCTACCAAAATATTTTTTAATAATATCAACCGTTACTGTTTTATTAGATGATAACGTTTCAGAAGTTAGTTTACGAACTAAGATTTCAAAAAGAATTCCGGTATTTTTATATTTCGAATGTTTTAATTTTTTCATCGTTTCCTTGTACAGTATCTCGATTTTTAATAAATATGTTTAGTATTATAAAATATTGTTTTCATCTAAGATTGTTCCCGAATCATTATTAGTAGGGTCTTGTTTTTCAGTCAATGATTCAATTAACATATTTGGTGTTTTTTGTTTGTTTCGTTTTAAAAATCGCAAAATTTCATGAGATTCTCGTGTCATTGGTTTAATAATATCTGCTGCTCGAGTATCGGCTTGAAATGTGGTTTTTTGATTTTCTGGGCGAAATGCTTGATCCATAGCCTTTTTACCCGTAGGATCCCATCCAAATTCATTTTTATGTTGACCAAATTTAATTCCTTCTTTTGGTCGACCACCTTTATCTTTTTCTTCTACTTCATCTGATGACATATGTATTGAAGCTAAATCGTGTGGAGTACCAAATGACACTCCGGTTACTGCTGGATCATTTCCTTCTTGTTCAATTTGATTTTGTCGGAATCTAAGTTTTAAATCTTCTACAACATCACTTCTTTGTTGCAGCCATTGGTCTTCGGACATATTGAATATAAATTCATAAATAAACTTATCCGATATTAATTTTGAATCTTTCATTGCGGTTGCCAATGTCATTTTTTCTGTCATTAATGCAACTTTTTGTTGATCATATATAATTGATGGTGCCGTTAATTCCAATTCAAAATCAATTAAATCTTCACCTTCAAATCCTTGTGTATATAAATGTACAATTGCAATTTTATATAATTCAGACACAACTATTTTTTGAATACGTTCAATAGTTCTAGCAAAACGAATATCCATAGATGCTAAATTAGTTTTGCCTTCTACTGCTTCTGCATAACCTAAAAAAGCTTTAGGAATTTTTAAAGCACCAACCATTTTATCTTTAATGTAATTGATATCATCCATTCCGGTAAAGGTCATTCCAGGTAATGTATCAATTGATGTAGTAGAATTTCCGCCGCGAACTGGTAAGTAATAATCTTCTAACATGTTATTAAGATTAAATTTTAAATTGTAATTACCAGTTTGTGGATCAATATGAGGTATTTTTTTCATTTTAGTAATAATCTGTTCCATGAAACTATCAACTTCATTTGGCGGAATATTACCAATATCAATTTTAAAAATACGTTTTTCTGGGGCTCGCATGATACGATGAATTAACATTGCATCTTCCATCATCATAAGTTTTTGAAATTCTTTACGAGCTCCTTCTAACATGGATCTACCATATGGTAAAAAGTTAGAATCTGATAACATACGGAAATGTGCTATTTCAAAAACATCATATGTTGCATGTTGATTTGCTATATGTTTAAATTGAATTTTATATTCGCCCGTTACCTCATCATATTCTTCCCATCGCTCAATTTCATAACTAGAAAATGGACGTACATTGATTACGCCAATTTCATTTGCAATGTCTAACTTTAAGAAAAAATCACCATATTTGGTCATGTTTCGTATCCATGTCCATAAATTAAATTCAATATTTAATATGTCATAGAATAAATTATATAGTATTTTTTGAATCTGAGTTTTACTTGTTTTTATAGTTAAAATATCACCAAATTGATCTGCAAGAGTGGATTCATCAGAATATATATCTAATGCTGCACTAATAATTGGATCTTTATCCATCATTTCATAATCAGCATAAAGCTGCATACGATTTTGATGCATATAGTAATTAGAATCATAACCACCCATACCTCCGACGCGATGTTTATTTGCACCATGTAGTCTAGTATATCTATCAGCAATTTTTGATTGATTTAAATTACCTTTAGATTGTAGTTGATTTGTATCTACAACTTTTAATCGATCTTTGCCATATGAACGAACAATAACGTTCGTAGCAAATAAGTTTTGTAAGCGTTTTCTCAATGAAGGCATAATTATCTATTTTTAATATAAATATAACTTATTTTAGAACTGCGGTGTTAACGTATCAACCA